CGAGCAGGAAGCGGTCAGAAAGCTTTACAGCTTTTTTGCTCAGGACGTGCAGCGCACCGCTGACCTAGCCGATGCGGCCCGTCTGAACTCTAAACTAGGGAGTAGCGGGACCAAACTAGAATACGAAAAGGCTATGACGGAAGTGCATAGCGCTCTGGACAAGTTTAATGCGATTCAAGAGTTATGGGCTGAGTATGGAACCACCCTGTCAATGGGGATGCTTCAACGTAAGTTCATTTACAAGGGGATGGGCTCTGGGGGCATTAAGCACAATACAAGAAACTTAGGGTTCGACCTCACAAGCACGGGCAAAACGTCTGTGGATGAACAGCTTTTCCAGCGCACCGCGCGTGGGGGAAGAAGCAAAAAGGCGTTCCTTAAAGAGCTACGAGAAGCGACGAGCGGGAACGACATGGAGCTACGCTTAGCAAAACTAGCCAAGAGTTCCCGCAACGGTTCTTCAAGAACTCTCACATGGTATCTTAACGCCCTTTTAGGCTCTCCTATGACCATGGCGGTGAACCTTGTTGGTAACGGCCTGATGAAAGCCTTTAGGGACTTTGAAGTCATGGCGGGAGCGATGGGTCAATTTGGAGTGACGGGGAACACGAACTTACTCAAAGCGAACATAAAGGCGGTGTTTGATTTCGAGTCGTTCACCGAATCGTTGAAATACGCCAAGATTACCCTTAAGACAATGGAGCCCCGTAGTGTTGCGGGATACACGGCTTACTCTGACAACAGGTTTGAAGACCTGAAGGGTGGCTGGGACTTTGGGGACTCTAAAGACCCCCTAACCATCGCTGGTAATTGGCTTGGGAACATAGTTACCGCGCCCTCTAGGGTTCTAATGGCTGGTGATGAGTTGTTTAAGCAATGGAATTATCGTTCCTACATTAAGACCGACTTAGCAATGGAAGCCCTGAGAAAGGGCATAAAAGACCCCAAGGAAGTGGCGGCGTATGTTCATCATGCTTTTGAAGGGCATATCAGCAAAGAAGGACGCTTTTTGAATGAGGCAAACATCTATAAGGAAGCGGCCAATAAAGCCGACGACGATGGCTTAAGGTTTGGTGAAAGAGACGAATTCATCAACAACTACATGCAAGAGAACTTCTATAGCAATAATATGCGACTAGATGACGGCACCATTTACAAGACCACCCAGCAAAGGGATATGCTTGTTGAACGGGCTACTGACTGGTCTCTTATTAACACCTTTACCAACCCCGCAGAAAACGCCGGGGCTAGGCATATCCAGTCCTTCGCTATGGGGAACAGGTGGTTTGCGCTTGTTATTCCTTTTGTAAGAACGCCTACAAACATCCTCACATTCGCCCTGAGCCGCGCCGTGCCCGGGCTTGGAGGGTTGCACAAGGTTGGGGAAATGGGCATAGGACGTAAAGTAGGCCTTAGAGCCCCCTTTAGGGCCATGAAGCGGTCCACAGACCTTTCCAAGAGGTATGCAGGCATAGAGAAGGGCGAAGCCTTGGGGTTTGAGCACAGGGGAGCTGAGGAAGCCTACAGAAAGTCAGGGTTCAATGAACCGGAAGTTATTTATCAGAAGCGCGAAAGCGGGGCAGCGGCTGCTTACCACCAACCGGGGACTACACGAAGCTGGACGGAACGGAAAAGGAGAGGCCATAAGACTGTGAGTGAGCCGGTAGGACCGGAGGGAGTCGTTGAAGTAGACGGAGACCGTGTGAGGGAGCTGTATGATTCGAAGGAATGGACAAAAGGAAGAGACTTGGGCGAGGGCCGGGTTGACCCGTTGCCTGAAGACCAGTTTAAGTCGTATGAAGAATGGGAAGATTTCGTCATCCACCACGAAAAAGCCCATCAACACATAAAGCGGAAGCCGGGGGAGGCTAAGCACACCTACGAAAACCGCGTCAACCAAGCCGCGCTTAAAGCTCAGGCGTTCAACAAGGAGTCTGGCTCTGGTTGGAAGAAAACCATGCAAAAGCTTTATGCCGATATGCCTAGGTCGGAAGCCATGGCGAAAGAAAATGCCAACCTCATTGCCCAAGGGGAGTCGAGAGAGGCAGCGGAGTATATTGGCCGCATAACCACATCGGCTATGCTAATGGGGACCATATACTATAACATGGACAAGATTAGGGAGCGGATTACAGGAAAGGCTCCAAAAGCTGAAGCAGAGAGGGCCGCGTGGTTGGCAGACGGCAAACAGGAGTATTCATTCATGCTAGGCGACAAATGGGTGAGCTACCAAAGACTAGACCCCTTTGCTACCATTATTGGCCTATACGCAGACATGATACACTACGGCGAGGCTGCGGTGGACGAAGTAGAGGGCATATTCAGCGACGAAGAAGAGAAGGTCGTTGGGATGGGGGTTGTGCAAAAGGTTATGGCCGTTATTGGGTTGTCCTTCTCCAATAACATCACCAACAAATCCTACGTGCAGGGCATCTCTGATTTTATAGAGTTAATCAGAGAGCCCACCGAAGGGGTTCAGACGCTTCCAAGAAACATCATTGGCGGGTTTGTTCCTAATTATCTTAATTGGTCGCAGAACCTCGCGACAGAAGAGCCAGAGATTCTGGAGGCTAGGAAGCTTATGGATGGGTTCATGAAGCGCCTACCAGCGTTCATGCGGCCAGAGCTTCCAGAAACCCTGATATCTTCCTCCACCCTGATGCCCCGAAGGAATTTCCTTGGGGAGAAGATGACCAAACAAAACAAAGGGCCAATAGGAGGGTGGTTTCCCGGCATTCTTGGTATGGACGCCAGAAATGACATATCGAACGATATTGTTGACTTGGAGTTTGGTTCTTTAGGAACCGCCTTTAAGACCAAGCCGTCTACTTGGAGCGGAGAGCTAAAGACCAAAAACTATCGGAAACGCAATGGAGGGCAGACAGCTTACGACAGACACCAAGAGCTGATGAGCGAGACCAAGATTAACGGAAGGACTCTCAGGCAAGCCTTACGGTTCATCATTGGAACTGAAGACTACCAAGCGCTTCTACCGGCAACGGAGGACGCTATTGGAGAGGCGCATCCAAGGACAAAGGCTCTCTCAAACATTGTTCAGTTCTACTCACAGAACGCAAAGAACAAAGTAATGCAGGAATACCCTGAATTAAGGGCTGACTATTATAACTTAATGCACCGGAAAGCGGCTCAAAGAGGCCCACAGTAAAACAACTTACCCACTAGAAAAATGGAATCATACACGACCTTAGACATGGACGCAGGCTCAGGCACTAACGGTGTCGATGGGCTCGAACATGGCCCATGGACATTCGACTACATTAACACCGGAGACATCAAATTTGCCATAAAGGTAAGTTCTACTTGGCACTTTATAGACGTGGAGGAGGTGGACACAGCTACCAAGCTGGTGACTTTAGCCGCTGCTCCTTCGGCTAGCCCTGTCAGCGCAGACGCCTCTTCTGAGGGGCGCATCTACAGGGCAACTACCTTGACCCCCCTAGTAGACTTCCAAGCTGGCTCCAGAATCGCTGAAGCTGACTTGGACAACGCATACCGCCAAGGGCTCTTTGCAGCTCAGGAGGTGTCTGAGGACGCCAATACGTCAGGAGGCTCAGGGACGACAATCCTGACCACGAATTCCGTCGAGCTGGCCCACATGACCGACGACTCTGTTGACACGGATGAACTGCGCAATGATGCGGTAACAACTGCCAAAATTGAGGCCGGGGCCGTAGGCGCGACTGAGTTAGCATCCACCTTAAACCTTACCGGAAAAGCTATTACATATCCAACGGCTTCAATCGGAGAGGCGTCTCTAAAAACCGACCTTGACCTTAGTAGCCATGTCTTGACCCTTCCCGTAAAAAACGGGGAAATTCTGGACCGGGTCAGTTCAGCAGCAGACGGAAATACCCAGCTAACGAAGCACACCGGAGTAGGGGTATGGACATGGCCGGATGCTGTGGGCGCTCAAGAGCTTACAGGCACCATGGCAGACGTAGTTGGGTCCGTTGTGTGCTACACGCCCCCGGCAAACACCAGTAGAGTTGAATACGAGTATAACTTTACGGTTGCTAGAGACGGCGACACTCCGTCACTGGGGATGTTCAAGCTGTATATTGCTGGTGCCGACGCCTACGACACCGAAGGGACTTACGTTGAAGTGACGAACGCCAAGTTTACGGTGGGTAGTGCAAACCAGTACGGAACAAGAGCCCACTTTAAGTGGGTCTTTCATGTGGGGAACGACTTCTACGGGTCCGGTAGCGGGAATGATGCGGCACATGGCGCAGTTTCCACTTGGGGAGCTTCAAGATTCATCAAGATAATGGGCCGGGAGTTTGACAACAGGGCCGTAAAGCTGAACCAGATGTATTTCTGGGATGAGTCCTCTCCCTCAGGTGGGTCTGATACCACTGCCGAATGGGCAAGCTCAATAAGCTACCCGGTCCTCACCATAACTTCCGTGAAATAATGGACTCTACTCACGTTCCCGCAGCTATTGGCATCATTGGGATGCTGGGCTCGTTCACTCTTGCCGACATCAACTTGATTGTCGGTATTGCGGTGGGTGTGACTACTCTTTGTTATTTAATCCTTAAGACCTACAACGAATGGAGAAACAAGTAACCAACCAAGAGGACCAACTAAAGGAACTCCAGAACCTGCTCATAACCGAGTTCATCTCGCGCATCGAGTCAGGTGAGGCAGCTCCAAGCGACCTTAACGCCGCACGGCAACTGCTTAAGGACAATGGAATCCACGCAGGCCTCTCCAAGGATAACCCGATGGAGAGCCTTATTAAAATCTTACCCTTCGACGAAGCAGCCAATGGCTAGGAACTACAGAAAGGAATACGACTCTTATCACAAGAGGCCGCGCCAAAAGAAACGCAGGGCTGGCCGCAACAAAGCTAGGCGCATGATGATTAAATCCAAGAGAGCCAGCAAGGGGGACGGCAAGGACGTTCACCACAATGACCGCAACCCACAAAACAACAGCCGTTCAAACCTGAGAATCCAGAGCAAGAAGAAGAACAGAGGGAACAACAAGTAGACCCATGGACGTTCCCGAAAAGCTCAAGGACTTCCGCAACTTTCTTTACATCGTCTGGAAGGAACTAAACTTACCAGACCCAACCAAAATACAATATGAAATCGCTGACTACATGCAAGGAAGAGACCGAAGAGTTATTATCGAAGGCTTTAGGGGAGTCGGTAAAAGTTGGATATGCTCTGCATATGTTGTCCACCAGCTCTTGCTCGACCCAAGTAAAAACATACTTGTCGTCTCTGCTTCAAAAACAAGAGCAGACGATTTCAGCACTTTTACACTTAGACTCATCCATGAACTCCCTATTCTCGCTCATCTCCGACCCAACGACAAACAGCGATACAG